TTGCAATGTCAATGTATCTGTTGTTTCTGCTATTATATTTTCTTTTGCTTTTCTTGACATATTTATAATTATATTTAATTTTATTCAGGTCTGATTTCTATTAGCCCACATGAAAGTGGATTTCTAATAATTATTCCTGTTTCACTTAAAGTATAACAAGTAAAGCTATCTGCTCCGTGTGAACGTAATGCTTTTTGATATTCTCCAACATTACTTCTACCATTAAAATCAGGTAAAGTAGAACCTGCTGTAAACCATTGTACTAATCTTCTATCTTCTCCGTTTGCTCCTTTAGTAATCATCTGAATGTTAGGTTCTCCTTCATAATCACCAAAATCAAGGAAAAACATTTTATAACTTTGGTCAGTATACCCGTAGGGTCCTACAGTCTTTGGATAAACACTTCTATCATTAAACATAGGATGATTTACAACAGTTATTTCATTGCCCATAAAACCTTTATATGTTATAAATTGTCCACCAAAAGATAATTTATTTCCTGTTTCTCTATTTACAAAAACAGTGTCTACTACTTGATATTGTTGCTGTGTTTTTTTCAATACTCTATGAAACTCATGAATACCTCCCATACCTGTAATAAGTACCATTTTACTATTTTCTTTTCCTAATACTTGGTACATATCAGCTGTCATTGCCCATAACATATCTTCTGTTAATTCAGAAGCTATAATTCTATTTACTCCACTAATTTGTTCTTCTATCCCACTTCCTGTTTTTACAGGTCTTCCTGTTGTTCCTTGTATACCAAATGTTCCATCAGGTAATCTGTTGTATCTACTATTCCATATCATTCTTTCTTGTTGTCTACTCCATTGTTTCATTGCTAAATATTGTTGGTAAAACATCCATAAATTAGCTTTCTCTCCTGTCACTGTATTTGTTATTTCAAACCATAATGTTTCATATTTTGCACTTCCTGTCATTCCATAACTAATACGTGTTGTTGTCATTTGGTTTCTAAACCATGATGGTGTTGCATCTACCATACCTCCACCTGTTGAACCTTCTTCATAAGCACTGAAATCCCAAGTTACTTCTCTTCCTGCTCTTAAACTATCAGGACTCATATAAGACATAGGGTTATTGCTCAAAATTTGAAATTCATAACACCAATTCTGTCCTTCTCTATATGGTTCAGTAACTACTCTCGCTAATTCTCCATTCCAAAATCTACAAATAAATCCAACACTAAAATATTTGATAGGAAATAAAACTTTAAATGTACTAAAATTAATACCAATTCTTGCATCTGAATTATTTGCTAATGGATGGTCTACCGCAATAGGAATACTTCTTTGTAAATGACCCATTACTGCCCATTGAATCTCATCATTACCAATTACTTTATAACTTTTATCTACTTTTGCAATACTACTTGTCCCTTGTACTAAATATTGCATTACACTATAAGCATCACCTAATCCTCCATATTGCGGTTGATTACCAAAAGCGAATATCAATGTATCCGCTATTTCTGGTTTGCTTGCTAACGCCTCAGCAATGTTGGACGTCTCTACAAAAGTTCCGTCCCTGTATAAACCTCTAATGAATCTTGTACTCAACATATTTATTTATTATTAAATATTTTATTTAATTTTTCCTGTAAACTAATATTATTATTCGTATTATTCGTATTATTTGTTTTACTATTATTCACTTGTAATATTTGATTTTTAATTTTATTTATTAACATGTTTTTCTTGATAGTTTCATCAGAATTGTTAACATAGGTTTTAAACAAATTATATGCTATTTTAATTTCTAATTCTGGGTTTTCTAAAATCATTTTTTGATATGTAGTTAACCCATCTTCTTTTTTTTCAAATAAAAAACTACTAAATTGGTCTTTAACCTTTTTATCTATCTTTTCTTCAAAAATTTCATCTGATTTATTGTAAATAATATCTATATATCTATTAAAATTGTTTTGATATTCCTCTTCTAATTTTTTCTTATATTCTTTTTGTTTTGTTATCAATTCTCTTATAGTTTCTGTTTTCTTATTTATATAATATTCAGTAGCAGTATCTATTTCTTCATTGATTAAATTTGCTTTAAACATTTTGTTAATATAGTTCTTTATTTTTTCTTCATCCCAATTTGTAGTCTCACTGTAATATCTATATAAAAACTTTATTTTATCATCATCATTTTTTAAATTTATATTAAGTGATATATTGTCAGAGTTAATAGCTTCAATAAAGTCTAAACTATTACCTCCTGATTCTATGTAATCTATCATTACATTTAGTAATTCATCTTTTATATCACTTCTTTTTTTAAGATTTACATAGTTATTTATTTTTTCTGCAAAATCATCTAAATCTTTTATTTCATCAGCTTCAAAATCTTCCCACTTATTTTTTGTTTTTATATATTGTGTAAGTTCATATAACGGATTTACTTCTTGTTCTTCTTCTTGTTGGATATTATTTGTATTAACTTCTTGCTGTTCTTTATTTGTTTTGTTTTCAATAGTTCCTTCTTGTTCTTGTATATTTTTTTTAGGTCTTCCTCTCGGTCTTTTTTCTACTTGTTGTTCATTGTCTTCTACTTCTAAATTGTTATTTTGATTAGAAATATTGTTCTTATCTACTTTTTGTTCAGTAGTTTCTTCATGTATATGTTCCCCATTCTGTACATTTACTTGAAATAGTTTATCTAAATCCATTATAATATCCAACTATTCGGTGCAAATATAAACATAATTTTTAAATATGTCAATACATATCAGAAAAATTTTTTTAAAAAAAAAGTTATTCAAATAATTTGAACATCTAAAATTATTAGTTTCTATTGTTTAATAGTATCTTTTTCTCTTCTAATTGTAATTTCTTTTCTTCTAATTCTAATAGTTTCATCTTATAATTTTGTTCAAATTCAATCTTTTGTTGTTCTAATTTGTTTTTTTCTTGTTCTATAAGCATTTGTTGTTCTTGTTGTTGTTGTATCATTTCTTGTCTTTTTTGTTCTGATAGTTTTAATATTATTTCTATTTCTTCAATACTATTTGATTTCATGATACGTAGAAAATCTTGTACATCTAAAGCTCCTTGTTGCATCATATATCTACTATGTTCCTGCATAAAGTCTATAATTCCCTTGTATTTAGCATGATTTGTTACTACTATACCATAGTTCTGCAAAAACATATCAATATCATTCATCAATATTATTTCTTTTGCTCCATATTCATTTGTGTATTCTATCTTTTTGTTTAATGGATAAACATATTTAATCAAATTCAAAATAGATTGTAATACATTTTTAAAACCACTTCTATAATATTCTAATAATGGTTCTGTTATTGCTACTGATTGTGTAACACTTCTCTCTATTCCTCCTAATGTTTCTGTACTACGTGTAATGCCTATCCTTTGTTGATTGACACCAATTATCTCTATAACTTCTCTTTTTATAGCTTCTAATTGTGCTATGTAACTGTTTATAGTATTACCTAAACTTAAATCTATTTCTTGAAATTGATTAAATGTTGGTCTTTCATTTAAATCATTTTTTTCTAAACTATTTATCCCTATTAAACCAAAAACATCTAAATAATATAACCACTTTTCTATATCCCAACCATAAGTCTTTGGTATTTGTGCAACATCCATAACAAATACTTTACCCTTTGCTCTAATCATTTCTTTTTTTAATAAATACATCACTAAATTGTATAATGCTTGTAAAGGTTTAACTCTATCTATAAGATTGAATTTTGTAATAATACCATTGTAACTACTTGTAACATTGTTATAATTATCTAAGTCTCTTAATGTAGTTTTTACTTTACCCATCTTACAATATACTTCATCATTTATTCTTACTACTTGATGTACTTCTGTAATATTTATATCTTTTAATACCGCTCCTAAACTATCATCTACCTCAAAATCTTCAGGTACTATTTCTTCTATCATTTCATCATTTTCTTCATCATAAATACTTAATAATTTTGCTCTTACTACTCTTTTAAATTCATATTCAATTACTTTATAACTATCTAAACTCCTATTAAAACCCATTAAATTGTTTGTATCTACATTAAAATCTATTCTTGTAATATTGCTATAATTTGGTTGAATTAAAGAATTTGTAGTTAAATATTCTATATCTTTTTCATCTAAATATTCTCCATATTCTTTTATAAGTTCATGAAAGTTCATATATCTAAACTCTCTATAACATAAACTTTGACTTACATCAAATACTTCTCCTCTAACATCTAAATCTATCATTGAAGGGTTTACTAATCTTACTTTTATATCTTTATTAGTTTCATATGTCTTTATTATTAAACAACCTGTTCCTAAATAAGTATATAATGCTTGATTTTCTAATTGTTTATAATTGTCTCTTTCATACAAATACTTTAATATTCTACTAAATGTCTTTTCATAATAAGCAATAAAATCCATGTTCATGTATTCTATCTGTTCTCTTATCATTTGTAAATCTTGTGGATTAGTAATATTACCTTCTTCATCAGTAGGTATTTCAATTAACTTCTGAAAGAATTGATTTACTAAGTTCTTTTTTTTGTCTTTTAACCATTTTGTATTTTTATTACTTAAATTAACTACTTTGTATAATTCAGGTCTTAATATCTCTTCTCCTACTAAAACATTTAATCTTGTTGTAATTAAATCATAGTGTTCTATTTTTAATGGACTTTCTATATCTTCTGAATATGGTTTTATTACATTTTCATATTGACTCATATCAAATTTGTTTTCATAGAGAATATTTATATTTTCTTTTATATTTTTTTTGAAACTTTTTAATCCACTATTTATTAAATTAAAATATAAATCTATTTTATCAGCTACATCTACATACCAATTTTCTGTTTTATTTCCATATCTTTTTTTTATTTCTTTATCACTTAAATTCAGAATATTTACAAGTTCATAATAAGAATTGTAGTTATTACTTACAACTTTATTTTTTCTACTTACTATCATAAATAAAGTATTCTTTTACACAAAGATAATTCTTTTTGAATTTAACTCATAAACATTTCAAGGATTTATTTTAAATAACTATATGTATATTTCTACATATATTTGTTTGTTTTTCTCCTTACTCTCCCTAATAATAAAATAAAAAAATTACAAATATAGTATAGTTTTATTATATTATACAAATATTTAACTTTTTTTAACTTTTATATATTATTATATTAGTATAATAATAATATTA